TGTGAAAATGGGGCACAGAATAAATTTTGATTCCTTATGTTCACTTATAGCAACAGATGATGCTTTATGTAATAGCCGCAGTACAAATCAGAAGGTTTGCGTAACGATCGTAAACAAATATATGACCGAAGAAGAATGTCAGATTATTTTAGAAAAGTTAATTTCTGAATCGGAAGAGATACAAAACTAGGAGGAAACATTATGAAAATTGATGTCGAGCTTATCGAAGAAATGTTGCAAAAAAGCAAATCGGATATTTATCCTGACGACTATTTGGGTGAGTGCGAAGTAGAAGAGGGTTCCGAAGAAGAAGAATTCATCTATGAAAACTTTACTAGTATCAATAACTACATCATTAAGCGCTTAGAAACAAGATTGGCTTTTATGAAGCACGGTCTTAAAAATGAAGTCAGTAATTGACAGATATTACCAACTAAGAAATGAGGTATTCATAAATGGATAAAGAAGTAGTAGCAGTATCAAAAAAAGCTGACAAGTATTTTTTAGTCCTTGAAGATGATAGTCGAATCAGAGTAGATTCTAAGGAGTTTCAAAGAGTAAAAAAATTATTATCAAAAGGCGCAACTTTATTTTTGGAACCAAATAAAGAAAGTAATTGTGTGGAATAAAGTTCGCTATCCACCAAAATAACCAACTGAAAGGGGAAAAAATCTATGAAAGAAAAAGAATTTGAATCAATGAGTGGATCAGTTTTGAAAGTAGTCACCAACAGATCTAATTTGCAATTTTTATTGCCCGATAATGAAGTGATAGGCGATCACCCAGAGAGAGTTTACCTCTTTGATAAGAAAACTCACCAAAACTTTGGTAACTATTTGCTAAACGAAGGAAACTCTATCTGGAAAGATTTTACTCCAAAAGAAGCTAACTCACTTGGGAGTGATTATTGCGAATACTACGATAAAAAATATGATAATAATGGTTATTTATCTATTGATGGTAACAGAGCGATAAATATTACTGCTTGTTGGAATGCTGAAAGCAGACTTTATCAGTTTACGAAAGCAAAACTACAGTCGTTTGTTTACGATTTGCTGAATTGATTTGAAAAGTCCATTATTCGTGAAGTTGGAGGTTTAGATTATGAAATGGAGATTGGTTAGACATCCTTATGGCGGCTGGATGATTGAATATAAAAATGGAGTTTTCGGGGGTTGGCAAAAAGTTAATGCAGCTAGACATTATCAATGGGAGCCTCCTTTGCCAGCCGTTTTTAAGAAAAAAGAGGAGGCTACTTTGGAAATGGCAAAGCTGATAAGTAAATATTCTTAGTCAGCTATCCGACGAAATAGCAGAAAGTGAGGAATGAATGTGAATGAGTTATTAGATGCAGCAATTGAAGAAATTGGTCGAGTGTTGATTGGTAATAAAGATCGAAATACCGAAGAAGTTTATCTGAAAAATGCTATTAGGCACATCCGAGAATACGGCAGTCAACCGCAACTCAATTCAAATCAGCAGATTGTCCTGGATTATTTGAAGGGAATAGCCGTAAAAAACGATAATGCTCCGATTGTGACTTTTTCAGCGTTTGGGTATCAACACTTTGGTGCAGAGCTACCTACTGATGTCGAGAAAGCTTATCAATCGATGAATGGCAAACAGGATTTAGGTGTTATGAGCGCTTATGTTAATTGGGCATTGGAACAGGAGGAAGAGTGATGAGTGCTAAAGATTGGGAAACCATAATTGCTCCAAGCGGCATGGGCTTTATGAAAGATGAGTTTATTGAACGTCGTGGAAGAATTAACTATCGGCAGCCATCCCCAAGAAGCGGCACACAGTGCGGTTTTTGTAGCAGTATGAAACCCAAAGACTTACGTAGCTATGATTCGTGTCCAGAATGTGGGAAGTCTTTATTTGCTAGAAAACAGCGAAAACACAAGTGGTAATTCCGCAATCGTCAGCGATAAATGAACGGAGGGGAAAAATGACATTTATAGATTTTGATCCAAGATACAGATTTTCCTTGATTCATCAGCAAGGCAACATTCGAACAGTACACGGATACTACGACAAAGAAATAGAAGCATCAGTTAAAATTAAAAACATTCTAGATACTGAAGATATTGAAAATTTGGAGGATGTAATCGAACTTTATAAAGTCGACGTAACTGATCTAGAAGAAAAGCACAATACAGAGTTAGAAAATATCGATATGCATGATGTATGTTCTGAAAGTCAATTGATTCATAAACTAGTTGTTGATGACAATTTTCTTTGGAAAAGATTTGAGGTTAGCAAACATGATACCAAATAGCATCAAAGTAGCTGGTATGACATATAAAGTTGAAGAAGTGCCGTTTGTTGAAATTGATGGAGACAGAAACTTTCAAGGGGTCTGTCTCTATCATGAAAGTACAATCCGAATTCTTGAGACATTGTCAGAAGCCAGAAAAGAACAAACTTTTGTGCATGAGTTGACCCACGCCATCTTTTATGAAGCTGGGTTTGAGGATCAAGACGAAGACATGATAAACCGAGTGTCCTTGGTTCTACATCAAGTTTTAAAGGATCTTCAGCGATAGCAAACAGGAGGGATAAACATGGAGAGGGCCTTTGGTTATAGTCAAATGAGATTCAACTACATTACTGATTATGCTAACAGTATTGCAGAAAGCGCAGTACAGATGGAAATGGCATGGCAAAACAGGAAAAACTTTAGAGATGATGTTGATTTGGAAAAATGGTTAAAAGGACAAGCAGAAGACATTGAAAGAAAAGTTAGTGAGTTATCTACTTACCTTAGACCTTTAGATGCTTTCTATGAAAAACAGGAGGGATAAGATGGCACCAAAATTTCGAGCGTTTTAACCGAAACAAAAACAATGCATGATGTGCTACAAATTGATTTAAGCAGAAGTATGGTTAGTCTCAAAATTGAAAACGACAGCGAGTGGTATTGGTTTAAAGAAGTAGTCCTCATGCAATCCACTGGCTTGAAAGACAAGAACGGCGTGGAAGTTTTTCAAGGGGATATTGTTAAATGCACCAGAGGCTGCCCTCATGAGGTGATTTGGCTACAGGAATATGCAGGCATGTATGTTGGTGGAATGCCTGCATGGTATCTTTCAGGGCTAAGTGAAGGATATGCGTGGACTGGCGAAGAGGAAGTTATCGGAAATATCTATGATAACCCGGAACTGTTGGAGGGATAAAATGAAAATACAGGAAATAACTAAACAAATCAGTGATTTAGATGGTTTCAATAGTGCAGAACCTCAAGAATGGGAACATGGTTTTCTTGAGTGTAAACGCCAAGTTCTGGATTTAATAAGGAAAAGTACACAACTTTATGAAGTTGTATTTCTCGAAGATGACGACGGACGATACTTGTTAATGGAACTAGGTGAAAAATCCTATGATGTTGTCCATGAATCCGAAAACGAAGGTTATCGCAATCAGTGGTTCAAAGAAGCTGAAATCAAAGAAATTGATGAACGATATTGGGCTTTTGCAGTGCCGGTAGACGCCGATGAAAGTTAATCAGTACACAGTACTAGCGATGGTATCAATACTGTTAACGATCGCTGGTCTAAGTTGGCTATCCTATACAATAGTGGACCAACAGGAACAAATTGAACAGTTACAAGAACAGCTGCAGCATGAGCAGATGAAGTACAAGATTATTATCAATGATCCGTTAGTTAGAGATGCGATGGAAGCGGGAGGATGAATGATGTACAGACCACAATATTTAGAAAAACCAGAAGCAACATACGAGAAGTATTGGTCTCACAAAGGGTATTTGCCAGTGCAACATACAAGAATTATTTTATGGAGTGGGTACAAGCGAAAACAGAATAATGAAGTAGTGCCATTCAGAGGGCGAAGAAAACCAAAAACCCCAAAAGTTGGGAATAGAGGAGTTTATTTATGGCCATGACAGTTGCAGTAGCGATTTTTCTCGCGGTCGTAGCGACAGTGGTTGCAAGTGTGATTTTTGGTAAGGAAGACAAAGAGGAGGGCAAGTGATTGGATTTGAAAGCGGCTGGTTCGTATGCTTATGATCTCTCTCACGGAATGCTGCTAGAATACGTATGGCAGCGACTGATCGAGAGTGAATTTGGAACAAGAAAAAAATACAGCGAAGAAGAAATTGAAGAGTTCGTCAGAGATTATATGGAGGTCGAGTAGATGTGTGAGTACTGCAAACCCGATCCGAGAAATAGGGAGACATTGTATAGGTCTGATTATCTGTGGTCAGGACGAACCGACTGTGTGGAAGTTGGGCTGAATGGCAATACAATGCATGTTACAGCTGAAGTTGATAATGCGGGTTACACGGCAGAGTTTGATATTATCTTCTGCCCTATGTGTGGGACCAATTTAATTGAGGAGGGCAAGTGATTGAGAGTGTGGAAAGTCATTAAAAAATGGGCTTGTTGGATATTATTATTCCAGTTTATAGTCACAACTATTCTACATCTTTTAGGCATGTACGAATTAAACAATGGCGAAATCTTATCACGTTCAGCATTCGCTATTCTGGGAGTTGTCATGGTTTTAGAAAATGAGTACAGGGAGGGCAAGTGATTGAGTAAGAATGATTCATTAATCAATGAGCTAGATAGAAAGTTTGCTAACTATCATGCATATAACAAAGAGATTGCTATTCGAAAAGAGGAGCTGAAGCTTCGAGAAGTCGATGAAAATATTGGCGGTGGTCGAAGTAATATCATGAGCAATCCGATTGAGTCACAGGTAATCAAGGAAATGTCTGATCCATACATTATGAATCGTGAGTTGTGGAAGAAAGCTGTGAAGGAAACTCTAAGCGATCAAAGTGCGGAAATAAGACAGTTGATTGAAACTAAGTACTGGGGAGAAGACAGTTGGATGGATTGGGTAAGTTTTGGCAAGAAGCATGGATATGCGAGAACGCCAATCTATCGTATTAGACAAAAAGTTTTACTCGACTTTGGCAGAAAGATTGGTGAAATCAATTAATTTGGGAAAGAAACGTGTAGTTTTCCCTGTGTCAAGAGGGGTAAAATAGTATTATCAGATATCGCCCACAAGCAGAAACGCACAACGGCATTCAACCTCCTTTTGATACGTAAAAATTATTCTGTGGGCGATAATCTTTCAAGAGCTCTGGGACAAATTCGACTTCTTGAGGGTATAATTAAGTAGAACGGATAATTCCGTTACTATAGTTTAAGATAGGAGCTTTTTTATGAACCCAAACGAAATGTTGAAAGCTGAAAATGAGTTAAAAGATTACTTAACAAAGAACGGCATTAAAAACGTGAGAGTTAATGAAGGTGTAATAACAATAGCAAATCAAGAAGATGAAAACGATGTTGTTGATGGTCTAAGAAATAACCTAGATGCTAATCTTGAAATAATTAAAGACTATATTTAGTTCCCATAAAAGTCACTCATTGCGAGTGGCTTTTTATTTTGCAGAAAAGCGAGGTGGCAGACATAACTAAATGGACGGAACAGCAGGTCAAACGATTGTCGGAATTGGCAAATGAAGGACTAACAAATATAGAGATAGCGCCTATGCTTTCGGAGGAGTTCGGTGAAGAGTTCTCATGGCCAAGCGTTAGAAGTAAACGTGCCAGGTTGAAGTTGCCACCGAGCGATAAGAACATGCGTGTTAAGCAACCGAGTGACCAATCAATCAACGAAAACAAACGGTACAACATAGATGGTACTATTTCCCAAGCTGAATTCGATGTGAAGATGGCTTTCTACCAGAAGGACAGTAAAACACCAGAAGATATTCTCAAGTACAAGGGCTATGATCCGCAAGAGTGGGAAATATCGCAAGTAACCACCAATGAGTGGACAACCACTACAGCGGATATCCAGAAATGGAATCAGCAGTTGAAGTTTGTGGTGAAGCCAAAGCACAAGGCATTTAATGCATCTGCCTTCACTGAATCGATCAAGCCAGTAAAACTAACCGCAATCAAGACAGGTGACAGAAACTTATTCATCGGGTTGGCAGATTGGCATTTTGGTATCACTAAGTTAGAGGACTTGCAAGATAAGCTAGCGGGAATGATTGAAGTTATCTCAAAAGGCTATAAGCAGATTGTTATTGGTCAGCTAGGAGATTTATTCCATAGCAGCCAAATCAAAAAGTCGGTCACGATGGCTGGCACGCAATTAGAAGATGTGGACATGGTTACAGCAATTAAGGATGCACGAGCATTCTTCGACGTGTTGATTACTGAGTGTGTGAGACATTCGAAGCAAGTGACTGTTGAACACGCCGAAGGAAATCATAGTGGATCGATCGAGTATATGTTTCTCTTATACCTAGAAGCCAAGTACCCAGACATCCAAGTACACGCACACAACAAATACCGTCAAGCGTTCATGTTGGATAAAGTGGCGATTATGATTACTCATGGGCAGTATGGCAAGCGGAAGGATTTGCCAATGCTGTTCGCTACTGAGTTTAGCGATATATGGAGTAAAGCAACTACACGGGAGATAATCACTGGTCATTTCCACACACAACAGACGAATGATTATCAAGGTGTGATCCATCGTCAGCTAGGGACCATTAAGCCTAATGACAGCTACGAGATCGAAAACGGTTGGACGATGGGCAAGAAGGTGCTGCAGTTGTTTGAATATGATAGTGAAAGGTTGAGGGTGACTTATGACATCTAAAAATAAAACGTTCTATGTATATGCGAGTTGTCTAAGCGATATTTACTTTTTAGATGAATACGATGAAGAAATCACTTCAAGAGTTTGCCCTATGTGTGGAGATTCAGATGACTATGTTGGATCTTTTGATAATGTAGAAGACCTCGTTAAGGAAGCTTGCTACGATGACTGGTATTGCTTTAGAGAAGATTATGTGCGCGAGTCTTGGAACAAGCACATGAAGCTAGTAGGTGACTGATATGCATTACTATTACATCCAGCTGTCAGTAGGAATATTAAATCATAAGAACATCCGACAAGCGGAGTTGAAATCTAAGCACACGTTGCTTGAATGCTATGGGCAGTTTAGTGACGAGTATATCGATCGGCATAGGTTGATATACATTGGGCATGGTTGGAAGAGTGATCCACATATTGTGGAGAGGTTAAGGAGGTATGGAATGTGAAATTCTTTGAAGCATTATTAACGGTTGATGTAGAACCTGAATTCGCTGAAGCATATAAGAAGGCGATTGAGGGCGAGAACGAAAGATACTTCACCGAGAACCCTGTATACGATAAAGAGGGAAGGTTGATCAGCAATGATATTAAACCTGTATGGAGTGGGAACTATGTGAATGTGGAGATTATCCGTGTTGGAACATCGATAGAATATTCAATAATTAATGGATTAAAAATCTCGGTAGTATCCCGAACTCAACCAAACGTTGAGGAGTTCATTAAACAGTATGAGCGAGAGGGAGCAACACTAGTTAAGAAGAACTTTTAAATGGAAGTGGTGATGGAAAATGAGTTTAAACCCAAGACAACTAGCTTTTGCTGATGAGTACATCATCACTAAGGAAGTATTTTTAGATATGGAAGAAGTATTCAGATACGCTCAAAAAAAGTCAAGTTCGGAGGTGTTTTAGACAATGGCTAATAATTATGAAAAAGCAATAGTCTTAATGGTTAGAACGTCATTGACTCAACGAGAAATTGCCAAAGGACTTGATGTTACAGAAGAAACTATTTCAAGGTGGAAAAAAAGAAAAGATTTTGAAGATTTAAAGACAGCCGAAGAAAAGAAATTTCTCAAAGACTTATCTAGCAAATCTATTCGAACGATGGAAGAACTGCTGACAGCTAAAAGCGAGCTAGTTAGATTTAACGCAGCAAAAGATATTTTGGACAGAACGGGGCATAAACCTGTTGAAGTATCTGAAATGTCGGTTACAGAAGTTCCTACATTTATCGATGATATCGGTAGTGAAGACGATGGCTAAAAAGCTTTCTGATTTACTACCTGAGAAGTTCCATAGCGTATGGAGGGCTACCCTTAACTCTGACATATTGAATATCGTATGCAAGGGCGGTCGTGGATCTGGTAAATCATCGGATATTGCACATATAATCACTCAATTGTTAATGCGATACGCTGTAAATGCAGTCGGGATTCGGTATGTTGATAATACGCTTGAGCAATCTTTGTATGAACAAATGAAATGGGCGATTGAACAGCAAGGTGTTTCCCACCTGTTCAAGTTTAATAAATCTCCCTTGAGGATTACTTATAAACCTCGTGGTAACTACATGATATTTCGTGGTGCGCAAAATCCAGAACGAATCAAATCTTTGAAGGACAGCAAATTTCCTTTTGCGATTGGTTGGATTGAGGAGCTAGCAGAATTTAAGAATGAAGATGAAGTAACGACTATCACCAACTCTCTATTGCGGGGAGAATTGGATGATGGTCTTTTTTATAAGTTCTTTTACAGTTATAACCCGCCGAAGCGGAAGCAATCATGGGTAAATAAAAAATATGAAACATCCTTTCAGCCTAAGAACACATTCATTCATCACTCAACTTATAAAGATAACCCCTTTATCTCTAAAGAGTTTCTGAGCGAAGTTGAAGCGGCTAGAGCAAGGAACCCTAGACGAGCTGAGTGGGAATATGATGGTAAAGCTATTGGTTCTGGCGTTGTACCTTTCGACAATCTGAAAGTAGTGCCAGGGAGCATCACAGATGAGATGGTAGCTAACTTCGACAACATTCGAAACGGGAATGACTTTGGTTATGCAACTGATCCCCTAGCGTTTGTTAGATGGCATTACGACAAAAAGAAAAATGGTATCTATGCAATAGATGAAATTTACGGCGTGAAGATTAGCAATAGAGAATTAGCGAAAAAACTCCATGAAAAAGGATATCAAAACGACGAGATATTCTCTGATTCTGCTGAGCCAAAAAGTAACGCTGAGTTAGTGAACGAACATGGCATCAGAAATATTAAAGGTGTCAAAAAAGGACCTGATTCCGTCGAATATGGCGAGCAATGGTTAGATGATTTGGACTTCATTTGTATTGATCCTTTGCGAACGCCGAACATCGCCAAAGAGTTTGAAAATATAGATTATCAAACCGATCGTGATGGAAATCCAAAGCCAAGGTTAGAGGATAAAGACAACCATACGATCGATGCGACAAGGTATGCATTTAACGAAGACATGTGGGCTAAAAAGAAATCAACCATTACCAAAGAGAAGCGGAACAAAATCAAGAGAATGTTTTAAGGAGTGTGAGGAATGGATAAAGTAAATGAATTTGAGTATGACGTTGATAGCAGAGCGTCAGCTGATGTGAATGTTAACTATGTCAGCTTTGAAGTAGAATCGAATATCCATTATCGGTTTAGTTCTGCTGAAGACTTGCTTGCTGATTTGGACACTTTAGCAGGAATGATCCAACATCACCATCAATACCAAGTTCCAAGACTTGAAGTATTAGACGATTATTACAAAGCAAGAAACACCAACATCATGAAAAACCGAAGGCGTAAGGAGAAGGAAAAAGCGGATCATCGCTCCGCCCATAACTTCGGCAAGGTATTATGTACGTTTGATGTAGGTTACAACACAGGCAATCCGATTAAGGTTCAGATCGATAGCGACGATCAGCAAAAGCAAGTTGATGAATTCAACACGAATAATGATGTTGATGGTTTGAATGGCGAACTTTGGTTAGACATGGATAAATATGGCAGAGCTTATGAAATCAGTTACCGAGATAAAGACGACATCGACTATGTGGATTTAGCAAATGTGTTTGAGACATTTGTTGTCTATGACACGACTGTTAAACGTGAGCCTATACTGGCGGTTAGATATCCTAAAACAAGATTCTCAAAAAACGCTGACAAGCAATTTATTCAGCCGATTATCTACACATCAGATAAAACTATTTATTACAGAGAAACGTCTCTACACTCTATCTCGCTCGAAAACCCAGAAGAGGAACCTCACGAATTGAAAGAAGTTCCTATTACTGAGTACTCGCCAAATCGTTTCAGAATGGGCTTATACGAAGATACTCTTTCACTAATGGATTTGTACGATGCGGGGCAATCCGATACAGCAAACTACATGACGGACTTAAACGATGCGCTTCTAGTGATCAACGGTGACATTCAAGCGTCTGGTTTAACTGCTGACGACGCAGCCAAGCAAAAGGATGCAAACATGTTGCTTCTTGAATCTGGCACAGATATCAACGGCAATAAAACATCTGTGACAGCTGGCTATATTTATAAGCAATATGATGTAAATGGCGTAGAAGCTTATAAAGATCGTGTGAGGAAAGATATCCACGAGATTTCGATGGTTCCTGATCTAACAGATGACAACTTCTCGGGTGTGCAATCAGGGGAAGCGATGAAATATAAACTATTCGGATTCGAACAGATGACGGCAGTGAAGCAAAGGCTATTTAAAAAAGGCCTGATGCGACGCTATCGTCTTTTATTTAACCTTAAATCAAGCATCGCAGAATTGGAAAACTCTGACCTGAAAGGTATGCGTATTACATTTACACCAAATCTGCCTAAAGCGATCCTAGAAGAGCTTAAAGCACTTGTTGATGCAGGAGCGGAGTTGAGCCAAGAGACTATCCTCGGACTTGCTTCATTTGTTCCAGATGTAAATGCAGAGCTAAAACGTGTAAATGCTGAAGCGCCAACAGACAAAGGTGTGTTTGACAGTGACGAAGAAACCGATACGGAGGTTTAAGAAATGAATCTCAAAGAACAGATGGTGAACGATTATCAGAAAAAAGATAGCAAAAAGATCAAAGAAGCTATCGCCGAAGCTATGCAAAAAGGATACAACGAAGTTTTCTATGGTAAAGATGTAATCACAGATGATATCCGCAAAGAGTTTCAGGATGGCGGCTTTACCGTTGAAGATTACGAGGACAAGCATTCGATTGATGCAAAAATTGAGTTAGTCAGATTTTCTTGGTAAGGAGGATAAGAAATGAAAGCACGCAAAATGGTTGATAATATTCTAGGGGTTTCTCCTTCTGAAAACGGAATAAGAATTGCTAGCGGTATTACAAAAGGATTTGAAGAAGGTCTAAAAATTCCTAATCCTAAAATCGAAGTTAACATTTCAAAACCAATTAATGAACCACTGAAAAATCCTTATGAATTTGTGGGCAGGATTGACGGACCGCCGCTAACCCAATTTAGAAAGCGGTGATTAAGTGAAATCACAAGATTACTTCATCAAAAGGGAAAAAGCTTGGCAAGAGCAACAGATTAAAGATGATAAGAAACGCATGAACGAGATAAAGAAGCGCTTGCAATACGCACAGGATGCGATACAAAAAGAGATAGATGCACAGTGGGATAGTTTTTCCAATGGGCAGAAAATCACTCGTAGTGAAGCGATGAAGCGTGCTAGTGAAATGGATGTAAAAGCATTTGCTCGCAAGGCTAAGAAGTATGTTAAAGAGAAAGACTTCTCACCTACAGCAAACAAGGAATTGAAGCTATACAACCTTACAATGCGTGTCAATCGCTTGGAATTACTGAAAGCAAATATTGGACTTGAGCTGATAGCCACGTTTAACGACATGGATAAGTATTTTTCAGGAGAACTTACTAGCGCTGGCTTGAAAGAGTTGCAACGCCAAGCAGGCATCCTAGAAATGACGATCGCTAAAAGCGGTTATGCCAAATTAGTGGAGCAAGTGATTAACAGCTCGTTTCGAGCAGATGGATTTGCAACGTTTAGCGAAAGGCTATGGATGTACCAAGCGGAATTGAAAGCAGATTTGGATAAGTTGCTTGTTCGAAGTGTGACGATGGGTAGAAACCCTAAACAGTTGGCATCTGAATTAACGAGATTCCTTACCGAGAAAGGTAGAGAGAACACTCGATTCAATACCGAGCGCTTGATGGTCACAGAAACCACAAGAGTGCAGACGGGAATTCAAGAGCAAAGCTATCGTGATGCCGATATAGATCAATATATTTATATAGCCGAGCCAACAGCGTGTAGATACTGCTTACCGCTAAATGGGAAAGTATTTGATTTGAAAGATATGTCACCGGGTTTAAATTGTGCGCCTATGCATCCATTCTGCAGATGCAGTACGGCACCGTATGTTGACAGAGAAGTGTTTGAGAAATCGCTTAAAGAAAGAGGGTTATAACCATGCCAAAACTAAACAAAGTATCAATTAGCAACGGTTTATTCATTGATGGTACACGGGTTAACGGTTTAACGGATATTAATATCGAATCAAGCGTCGGTGATGTATCAGCAGTCACTATGAAATTCTATGGAATCATTGACGGACTAGACAATATTCAGGAAACATATCAATTTGAAGCGCCTAAAAAACCATATAAACCTAATAGAAAATATAGAAGTCGCTAGCCCATTCGCTAACGGCTTTTTATTATGCCTTCTTACTGCTTACAGGCACTAAAGAGAAAGCTGTTCCGACTGACTGGCGTAACTAGTTAAATTATCGGGTAACGGCGTAACCGTGGAGGAATAATCATGAAAAAACGTTTATTAATGCCTATGCAACTTCAATTCTTTTCTGAAAATCCAGTTGGTGGCAATGATACACCGCCGGCGGAACAAACTACACCACCAGAGGATAAGCCGAAGGGAGAAGAAACTGGCAAAACATTTTCTCGTGACGAATTAGCGAAAATTGTTGCTGCTGAAACTAAAAAGGCTCGTGCTAGTTGGGAACAAGAAGCAGAAGCGAAAAAAGAAGAAGCTAAGAAGCTCGCAAAAATGAATGCGGAAGAAAAACTGCAACATGAATTGGAGCAAAAAGAAGCTGAAATCGCTGAACTGAAACGTGGACAGACTTTAAACGAAATGAAGTCAGAAGCTTCTAAAATGCTCTCAGGCGCAGGATTGCCACAAGATGATGAATTACTCGGATTGATTGTTTCAGAAGATGCAGAAGCTACTAAAAAGGCTGTTGCAGTTATTACTAACTTTGCATCTCAGATCAAAAAAGAAAATGCTCGTCAATCTACACCAGGTGAAGGCGGACAGTTTTCTGCTGATAAGAACACTAAACAAACTGTGGCTGAATTGGCTGCTAAAAACAGAATCATTAAATAGGAGGAAATACTAAATGAAAAACAAACGATTAATGAATATGAATTTGCAATACTTTGCTCAGACTTGGAATCCAGATAATGTGACAGTTTATGAAACAAAAGAAGGCAAGATCCCTGATAAGTACAACACGCTTATTGTCAATGAAGTCATGGAAAACTCTAAGATCATGCAGCTGGCCAAGTACGAAGAAATGACGGACAAAGAAAAGAAATTCGAATACTTTGCTGAAGGTCCTGGCGCTTACTGGGTTGGTGAAGGTGAAAAGATCAAAACATCTAAACCTAAATGGCTACAAGCAACTATGGTTGCTAAAAAACTTGGTGTTATTATTCCAGTTTCTCGGGAATACTTGCACTACAAAATGTCAGACTTTTTCACTGTTATGCAACCTAAGATTGCAGAAGCTTTCTACAAAAAGTTTGATGCTGCTGCATTGTTGAATACAGACAATCCGTTTCCACAATCTTTAGAAGAATCTGTTGTTGCGGCTGGCAATGTGATCAACGGACCTCTTACTTACGAAAATATTTTAGCGTTAGAAGATGTGCTTGGCGAAAACGAATTCGAGCCGAACGCATTTATCTCTAACCGGAAAAATCGTACAGAACTTCGCTCTGCAGCTCAAACGGTTGGCACGAATGTTGAATTCATTTACGATCGTGCGGCTAATACTATTGATGGCTTGCCAGTAGTCGATTTGAAAGCTTTGGCAAAAGGCGAACTCTATGCAGGTGACTTTAACTACATGTTCTACGGAATCCCATACAACATCTCGTTCAAAATCTCTGAAGACGCTCAACTCTCAACTCTTACAAACGAAGACGGTACGCCAGTTAACTTGTTCGAGCAAGAATTAGTTGCTTTGCGTGCGACAATGGATGTTGGTTTCATGATCGTTAAAGATGAAGCATTCGGGAAAATTCAACCGGCGGGGGAGTAACAATCCCCGCTACAGGCGTTACAGTATCGCCTAAAACTTCAAGTGCAGTTGCGGGGACTGCCGGTAATAGACAATTAACAGCCACTGTTGCGCCACAAAACGCAACAAATAAAACAGTGACATATTCAATTGCGCCAGCAACAACTGGTTTGGCGGTTTCTTCTAGCGGTAATATTACCTGGACTGAAACTGTGCCTGCTGGTGAATACACGACAACAATCAAAACGGAAGATGGTTCACATACGGATACTCACGTTTTGACTCTGACTGAACCGTAGGAAGGATAGATACGAATGGCAATTAAAGATGACGTTAAGAAGCTTCTAAGCGGTTCTACAGATGATAAGCTAGAAGTTATCGAGAAACGAACTAGAGAGCGCTTAGCGTCATTGCTAGGCGTTTCTGTTATACCAGATTCATTAGAGTACATTGTTTTCGATGTAACCAACAAACGTTTCAACCGAGTTGGACAGGAAGGGATGTCCTCATATTCTCAAGAAGGACTATCTATGGCATTCCCTGATTCGGATTTTTCCGAATATGGATCGGAGATTGATTCCTTTAAACGAAAAGACGATGAAGACTTATACAAGCCCAAGCAAGGGGGTTTTTACTTCGTATGAGATTTTTGGATGAAGTTACTTTCGAGAAAGATGGATTAGGTAGCCATTACGATCCAGACTTGGGTGAGTGGGTAGAATCGGCACCTATTCGGACGACAGCGAACGTTAACGTAACGGATGTTGGAACAGATAGGAGTATGGCTATTTTTGGAGATATACGACAAGGGGCAAAGGTTATCAGAACCATGCCTCTTTTTGTTGTTCCAGAGTATGATCGCATTTTGTACGAAGGAAAAACGTATAAAGATGTCACCACGAGAACTCCGGCATTAAGAAATAGCATTATCATCCAGGAGGTGGCTTCTGGTGGCTAGAAGGAACGTTTCTCTCAAAGGTGTTAGCGAATTGACGATGAAACTCAAGTCTAATGCAAATATGAAAGATGTGAAGCAGATCGTCAAACAGAATACAGCCGAATTGACACAAGGCGCACAACGTAAAGCGCCAGTCGATACTGGTAACTTGAGACGTTCAATAACTATGGATTTGAGCGATGGCGGTTTAACAGGAAAGGTGAAACCTACTGCCGATTACGCTCCTTATTTGGAGTACGGAACAAGGTTCCAATCAGCTCAACCATTTATGCGACCAGCTTTCAATAAGCAGAAGGCGCAGTTTAAATCTGATATGGATAAGTTGGTGGAATAGATGAAGACTAGAGAACAATCAATTTTTGATGAAATGTTTAAGCGATCGATTGCATTGGGGTATCAAACCTATGACTACAAACCAGCAAGTGCTACTAGCTATCCTTTTGTTGAATTTGAAGACACTCAAACACTTCACTCCACCAACAAGTCTCATATCTTGGGAAATGTCGTGATTGTCATTTCTGTATGGGGTTTGCACACAAAGCGAAAACAAGTGTCTGAGATGGCTTCTGCTTTGTTTGAGCAAGCGATGCAAGTAAATACATCTGACGGATATTCATGGACGCTAGACACCAATGTGAGCGACATACAGACAGTAACAGATACAAGCACAAACACACCGCTTAAACGAGCGATTATTGAATTGAATTTTAGATTAATAGGAGGAATTTAAATGGCACTAAAAAAAGGTATTGACGTCATTTTGGTCTATCGGGATTTGGAAAAACAAGCTGAAGAAGATGCCAAAACTGTTACTTATCAAACCGAGCATACATTCGGTATGTCACGCAGTACAGATGCTACCGAAACTAAAGATGGCACTGCACAAACTGTAGGGGCAATTGAGTATGATTTCAGCTCTACTGCTTTATATGAACGTGGCAGCAAAACACTAAAAATGCTTTACGATGCATTTATGAACAACAAATTGGTGGAAACATGGATCATTGACAAACTCGAACCACAAGAAGGCGATACAGGTAAATTTGCAGCTAAATATATGCAAGTGTATATCTCAAACTACGAAGAAACGGCTTCTGCCGAAGATAATGTTGAAGTTTCATTGGAATACGCCGTACAAATGATTCATCAAGATGGTTATGCAACCTTAACGGCCGAACAACAAAATGAAGTTCAGTATGCATTTGTAGACACAACAAAACAAACACCAGAAGGCTAAGCACTCTTAATTGAGTGCTTTTATTTTTAGGAGGATGAATAAATGGAACTAACGATTAACGACAAAGAGTATAGCTTTATTTTTGGATTTGGGTTTATCCGTGAAATGAACCGCAGATATTCCGTTGTAGAACAAGGGATGACAATGAAGCTTGGACTAGATTCAACGCTAGTGAATTTCTTTAACGAAGATATCGAGACTTTGATTGAAATGTTAAAAGTAGCAAATGCAACAGAGTCACCACGAGTAGCAGAAAAAGATTTGATTGCACTAGTTGGTGAAATCGGCTCGGATAAACTCTTTGATTTGGTACTAGAAGAATTAAAAAAGTCGGAATTTACAAAGAAAAAAACACTAACAGTCGAAAACAGAATCAAGGAAAGCAAGTAGAAGAAGATTTTTATGCCACTGTCCAGATAAACTGTCTGCGTTATCTCGGGATTACTGACTTTTTAGACATTGATCGAATGACAATGACGGAATACGAAACAAGGCTTGTTGCTTATCGTCTCAAAAGGTTAGACGAACAAGAGCTTATTCATTACCAAGCATGGGCGAATAATCAAGTTAAAGCTACTAAAAAACGTGGTAAATACGAGGTTCCTTTATTTGACACCTTCGAAAAATTCTTTAACAAGGAAAAACTTGAAAACAAAATCTTGGGCAAGGATGAAAAAGTACCGAGATTTGTAAACTCCTGAAGAATGGAGGAAAACTATGGAATCATATAGCGTTGAAGCGATCCTTTCGGCTGTCGACAAGAATTTTTCTTCTACCATGAAGAATGCTGATAGTTCGATGAACAACTTAGATAGCAGCACTCAAAAAACGAATACTTCTATCCTCGATATCGCCAAAGGTATCGGGGTTTTTAAATTGATTGATAATGCTATCGGATTAGTTACTAGTTCATTAGGCGGTGCTATCGATCGTTTCGACACATTGAACAAATACCCAGTCGTTATGCAAGCGTTGGGCTATTCTACTGATGATGTTGACAAATCCATGAACAAACTGACAGACGGAATAGACGGATTGCCAACAAGTTTAGATGAAATTGTATCTAGCGCTCAACAGCTAGCTATTTCAACAGGTGATTTGCAAAAAGGGACAGACACAGCAGTAGCCTTAAACAATGCTTTCTTGGCCAGTGGTGCTTCTGCAGCTGATGCAAGTCGTGGGGCGCAACAATACCAGCAAATGTTGTCAAAAGGAGAAGTCGATCTTCAGTCTTGGCGTTCTTTGCTTGAAACAATGCCAATTGCAATGGATAAGGTGTCGAAGTCCTTTAGTGATCAAGGCGTTAACTCAGCGAATGACTTATATGCTGCCTTGAAGAAAGGCGATATTACATTTGATGATTTTAACAGTCGTTTAATCGAACTGAATGAAGGTGTCGGCGGCTTTGCTGAATTAGCTCAAAAGAACTCGGCTGGTATCAGGACTTCTTTTGCAAACATCAAGACAGCAGTTGTAAAAGGTTTGGCGAATGTTATCACAGCGATTGATGAAGGAATGCAAGACGCTGGGCTTGGATCGATTGCAGAAAACTTTGACAAGATCAAAGGAGCGGTCAACGTAGCTTTCAAAGCTATCACTGACAGCATTCCACCGGCAATTAGCTTTTTGACAACTCTGTGGGACACGATTAAACCTTTCTTACCGCTAATCATGGCAGTAGTAGGATATATAGGTATCTACCAAGGTGTCATGGGTACTGCTAGAAAAGCAGTTGAGCTATACAATGGCGCTCAAAAAATGATGAACGTGCTGATGAAATTAAATCCAATCGGACTCGTTATTGCAGCGGTTATCGCTCTTGTTGCAGGATTCATCTATCTTTGGAATACAAGCGAAGGCTTTAGAAATTTTTGGATTGGTCTTTGGGAAGGAATTCAGAACGTTGTTGGCGCTGCTGTTGATTGGATCGTCTCTGCTTGGAATGGAATGACAGAATTCTTTTCGAATGCATGGGACGGTTTAGTAGAAGGCAGTAAACAAGCGGTTGATAGCGTCAAAAAGGGATGGCAGAATACCAAGCAATGGTTTGCAGACCTCTGGCAAGGTATCAAAGATTCGGCAAGCGATATGTGGCAAGGAACAAAGCAAGCATTTAGTGATGGTGTAGATAATATCGTTTCAGTTTGGGATGGAATCACACAATGGTTCTCAGACTTATGGAACGGGATTAAATCAACAGTTACTTCTATCGTTAAAGGTATTGCAGATGGAATCATGAGCCGTTTCGGAACGCTTGTGTACGGTGTTCGAAATGCGTTTATCCATATGAGCTTTTTCCTTAAAACACTCTGGACAAATTTAGTGAATATTGCTGGTCAGATATTTGAAATTATGAAAAACGTTATTCTAGCTCCAGTGCTATTCGTGACTTCTTTAATCTCAGGCGGCTGGGAAGAAGCTAAGAATAATATGATAGGCGTATGGAACAACATTCAAACTGCAGCGGCGAACATCTGGGCTTCCATTCAAGCGATTTTTGATAGCTTCTTAACTAATACTCAGATGGCGTTCTTAAATATCTGGAATGGTATTAAAGCAGCACTAGCCTATATATGGACAACGATTCAAACGATTGCGATCGATACATTCAACAGTATTGTAGCTTTCTTTGTTGAAACATGGACCAATGTCAAACAAGGCACAATTGACGCTTGGAATAGTGTGAAAACATGGTTATCAGAGACATGGGAAAGCATGAAACAAGGGGCGATCGACACTTGGAATAGCGTGAAGCAATTCTTTATTGATCTGTGGGAGTCTATTAAGACAAACACAATCAACATGTGGAATGCGATCAAAGACGGTGTCACGACTGCTTGGGAAAATACTAAGAATGCTGTCATTAATACAGCGAAGAGCATTGTAGACGGTGCAGCGCAAGTGTGGGAAGACATGAAAACCGGTGTTTCAAATGCCGTAGATAGAGTAAAAGAAACCTTTGACACCATCAGACAAATTGACCTACTGCAAATCGGAAAAGATATCATTGATGGATTAGTGAATGGAATCAGAAGCAAGATTGATGATGTAGTAAATGCAGTTAAAGATGTTGCTGGATCTATTACTGGAAAAATCAAAGATGTATTGAATATCCATTCTCCTTCACGTGTGATGGCTGAATTAGGTATGTTCACTTCGCAAGGTTTAGCAGAAGGTATGCTGGACGGTTCAAAATATGTGGATAAAGCATCCTCTACACTAGCTGACAAGGCATCGAACATGGACATTGGAAACCGAATTTCGGCAGTTAATAGCCAAATTCAAACACAGGTGCAACATGAAGTCAGCTATGGAACCAATAACAAGCCAGCTGTTTTCAATGTTCGAATTGGAGATAGTGAGTTTTCTAAAATTGTTGATGACATTAGCCAAGCTCAAGGTAATGGTATTAACTTAAATATGCAATTTTAGGAGGTAGGAAATGGAAAACAGAATGTATCCGTTTATGGACACACAGAAAAATGAACGATACATAGCGGAGTACATTCCTACTTCCGCTATGTATTATGATGGCATCCTATTTGAGAAGGTCATCGAAGGTTATCAAACATTGTCAGTCGAAGGAAGAGAAATGATATCTGTGGGCATTGAATCTGAATCAATTCAAGTCGGGAGCATTGTCACGAACCAGACGTTGCCTTCAAGGACGCTGACAGTGAAATATAAACTCGAAGATAACGATCCAGAGAAACTGCAAAAAAAGTTTGATCTTTTAATGTGGTATCTCTATAAAACAAAAGATGTTCCAATTCAATTCAACGATGAATTAGACTACACATATCATGGTCGGTTTTCATCTTCTAATACCGTTGCAGGCGACACAAACAGAATCGTTTCAAGTTTTGATATCTATTGTGCTGATCCTAGAAAGTATTCAAAGCAATATAAATCAGATGGCGAAATTGCCACGTACATTCCATATACGATTGTCCCAGACATCGTAAGAGTTAAATTGAGCGCACCAACAAGCGTTAAAGTGACCAACGGCTCACTCTCTATGTCAATTACAGGTGCTAGCATTGTTGCAGGGGATGTAATTGAGTTTCGAAACAAAGAAGGTAGTGTGTATGTGAACGGTGTAGATAAAACAAATATCTTAGATTGGGCTGGCGGACAACTTGAAGATTTCTACATCAAAAAAGGGGATGTTGTTAAGACAAACAATGGATCTCTCGAAGTCCTTTATCGGGTGGTGGCGCTATGAGCGAAAGCATTTACTTTCTTAATGATGAACAAGAACTGTTAAAAGTGTGCGGAGAAAGCAAAA